ATCGATGCCCTTGGATACGCCGCAAGCCTTGAAGACCTTCAAAAGGCCTCGATGGCTTCCATAGGCGGTTGTAACTGGCTCGATAGCTAACTCCACTCAGGATCGCCTACAAGGCCCCTGAAATCCTCTTTAGGGGTCAGAGTACCTAAAAGGGATTAGAGGGGCCTTCCTGGGGCTTCTAGGGGCCTCTCAGAGCGTTTCTGATTCAGTAGGACCCCACGCTGTGTTGATATACGCCTCTAGAAACTCCTCTGGGTGTTGTTCTTGATCTGCTGCGTCTTGCACCACGTTCCAATACGTTTTGCGGTCAAGCTCTAGGTGGATCTGGAATTTTTCTCTGTTTGATCCAATCCACATGGTGCTCATACGTCAAAACTGGCCGGAGCTTAGACACCCCCTTCGGTTGATACGTCAAGAACAGCCACCTCCTTAAGTGGCATACGTCAAAACAGCCCCTCTTGACAGCCGTGTTTAGAGTGTATTTATAAGTATTTAAAGAGGCCTTTTAAAAGAGGTCTTTTATTGTTGTCTTATTGATAACGTTTGTTATCGTTTTAAGAGAAGTTTTAAAAAGGTCTTTTGTTGTCTCCTCTTTAAAACCTTTAACAAACCTTTTAAAACAGTCTTAAAGGGGTTCTTCTACTGCTATCTTTAAGTGCCTCTTTAAAACCATCTAAGACCAATGAGTACTGTTGAACTAGTTACAGTCACTCCTACAGCAGAAGAATTAATTGTTTATATGGCTAGGGTTAGTAACCCAGAGAATCAAGAAACTAACAGCAATAATGAACGGTTAATTAACTACCTAATTACCCACAAGCATTGGTCTCCCTTTGAAATGGTCCATATGGTCCTAGAGATCAACACAACAAGAGCTATAGCAGCACAGATCCTTAGACACAGGTCTTTTAGTTTTCAAGAGTTCTCTCAAAGGTATGCCGATGTAAAGAGTCTTGGTTACCCAGAGATTCCTCACCTCAGAAGACAAGACCTTAAGAACAGACAAAACAGTATTGATGATCTCAATACTGAAAAGACTCAGATGTACTACAGACGGATTAAACACCTGTTTGAAGAAACAACAGACCTGTATCGAGAGATGGTTAGTAACGGTGTAGCTAAAGAAACAGCTAGAGATATCCTTCCTTTAGCTACTCCAACTCGGATGTATATGTCTGGTTCTGTTCGTAGCTGGATTCACTACATAGATCTACGGTCTCAAAACGGGACTCAAATGGAACATATGATCATTGCTAATAAAGCCAAACAGATCTTTTGTAAAGAATTTCCTACTATTGGTAAAGCTCTTGGTTGGACCTCTAATGGCTCGTAACTACCGTAAGGAATACGACAATTACCACTCCAAGCCAGAACAGCGAGAGAACCGTTCTAGCCGTAATAAAGCTCGTCGTAAAGCAGTCAAAGCTGGCTATGAGGTACGGGGAAAGGACGTAGATCACAAGAACGGTAACCCTCGGGATAATCGGCTCTCGAACCTGTCTGTGACTTCTAAGAGCTACAACAGGTCGAAGAAGTAGCTTTGTGTCCTGAGCTGGGTCAAATGGTTCCCGTAGGGAGGTGTTGAGAGGGTCCTAAGGGGTCCTCTTTTTTATTTTTGAGGGGTGAAAGGGTTTTGCTTCGAATTTTTGAGCCCTAGTTAGCGCTAAGCCCCGGCCCACCAACCCCCTGGGGGCCTTTAATCGGCCTTGATAATGATTCTCAGGATCATCTGGGAGCTATCTAAGGGGTCCTAAAGCGGAGTCGTTATGAGTTTTGGGAGGTTTAGGGGGATTGATAAGCGTGGCTTATGGGTGGCGATGAATGATAAGAGAAACTTATCGGTGTATATATACGCGCTCGAGGCCACAACTAGCTAGGGACTAGGACGCTCTCAGAGGCCTCTAGAAGGCCCTAGAAGGCCCTTTAAACCCTCAAAAGGTACAAAGACCCTCAGAAGCCCTCAGAAGGCCCTTACAGAGCCTCACAGAGCCCTTTCACAACTTTGTGAACGTTTACAACAAACCTCTGGGCCTGGGCTAGGGCTCAGGGCTACCTTTGCTCACGACAGGCCTTAGCGCTTGTCTCTCCTTCCTTTCTCACGTCTCGCAATGTTTGACCCTTGGAACATCTGTCTAATGACAGACGACGGTACTCTCAGGATTCTCGAGTGCTTTGATACTTACGCTCAAGCAGACGAGCAAGTAGATACCTGGCAAGACAGGTACGCCTCAGGGTTTGTTGATATCTATTCCCGTAGCTTTCTTCTCAATGCTGAGGTGGAAGCGTGAAACCAATTCGATTCAAGGTCGAAAGCTCCTACGGGATGCTTCGGGCCTACCCTCTGGATCAGGAAGCAATCTTGATCTGCAGGCTCTCAAAGACAAAGACGCTCCTACCTGGTGACATTGGCACCTGTGCAGCTTTGGGCTATGAGCCTGTGAACCAATACGGCATCAAGATCGACCCTCGGGAGCTGGTTTGATGCTCGAAACAGTACTGATCGCCACTCTGAACTGCGGTATCGCTACTCATTACGGCAAAGGTGACGGTTTCCATGGCCGCCTAACTGCCTCTGGTGAAGTAATGAACGCTAGGAGGTGGACTGCTGCCCACCCTTGGCTCCCAATGGGCACAAGACTCAGGGTCACCAATCAAGACAACCTCAAACAAGTTGTTGTCAGAGTCAACGATCGTGGCCCGTACAGCAGTGCTGACATAGATCTCTCTCACGCTGCTTTTTCTCACATTGCCTCAGCTGCAAAGGGGTCTGCTGTTGTTTGCTGGAGGGTCCTGGGATGAAGCTCTTCCTAGCCTGTGTGGCCTGTGTGGCTGCAGCAACTATCACGCAGCCTTCTGTGTCCCTTGTGTTGATTGTCCTAGCTGTTTGTTCCTTTGCTTTGAATCGTTATGAATGATTCACCAGTTATGGGTTGGCTTATTCCTTATGAAGATCAGGAGCCAGGCTGTGATGACTACGAACAACTAGAAGATTCTGAAACCTTGGAGGACGACGACCAATGAGCACTCATGAGATTAAAGCAAGCGATCTTACTTGGGCTGAGATTAACTTTGAGAGCCCTAAAGAGGCCTTTAAGTTCGCAGACAAATTAGAACAAAAGCTCAAAGATCCGAACCTAACTGAAGAACAAAAGAAACAGTTAGATGACTGTTTAGATGACTTGTTCTCTACCCTCTTTGATGGTGCTTTCTAATGACAACTTTTCACCTTTCTAAAAAGTCCAGCAACAAGAAACTAGGAGGCCTTCCAGCTTCTACAACTAGTGCTGATTCTTGCCCTACATCTTGTGGCCTTTATAACCTTTGCTATGCAAAGAAAGGGCCTCAATCCTGGCACTGGGCAAAGGTTAACAAAGGCACCAGGGGGACTGACTGGCCTAGCTTTCTCTCTCAAATAGAGAAGTTAAAGCCTGGCTCTTTATTCCGTCACAACGTATCAGGCGACCTTCCTACTATTGGTGGCCTATTAGATACAGTCAAACTAGATGAGTTGCAGTGTTCAACTGTTAACGCTGGAATAAGTCTTTATACCTACACTCATTGGCATACTGACCCTAACTACAGCAAGTCAAACTTAGACGCTATTAAAAGATTCTCTCAGCCTGGCTTTGTTATTAACTTATCTACTGAAGATGTAGGCAAAGCTGCTTACTATAAAACCCTAGGTTTCGATGTAGTTATTACCAATACAACAGTCTTTGAGTTTGCAGTTAACGCTATCCAAGACAATAAGAAGCCCTTAAGAATAGTCTCAATAGATGATCTCGCTACTCCCGTTAAGGTTATCCCTTGCCCTGAACAATATACAGAGAGCGCAACTTGTGCAACTTGCAAGCTTTGCTCACGTTATAACCGAGACTACGTTATCGCTTTCAAAGAGCATTGAGCAAAGAGAAGTTACTTTATCTCCTCCTACTTCTAGCCCCTTATATTTACATTCTCATTGGCAAACTAAGGGCTCTCTAAATACAACTAAAGGGCTCCCATCTTGGGGGCTCTTTCTTTGTATTTAGTTATTGAGAATGATTCTCAAGATCAGGTAGGTCTGCCTAACCCGTAGTCGTTATGAGCACGACCTAGCAGTGAGGTTCGGCTATTGAGAATGAGACGCAAAAGCAAAAGGGGACTACTATCACGCCACGGGGTGGTACCAGTAAATCCCCAGGAAACCCTTAGATTGCCTTTAAGCAGCTTTACGAAGAGATGCTAGTTCCAGCCAACGCCAAGGAGAAGTTCTACGGTCCACTCAAGCAAGTGGCTGCTCAGTATGTACCGCTTCTGATGGCTCGAATGAAGGTGTTACAAGGTCGAGCCAATCACGCTCTTGATTTCCTTGATGCTGAGGAAGACGATGATCGGGAAGTGGTATGGATGGACGAACCAGAGCGAATTGTTGCTGTTGCTGAGGCACAGTCCGTACTACACAAGTCAGTGTTAGAAGCAGGGATGTGCCAATCGTTAATCGGTGCATTTGCTGATCTGTTGGAGAACGATTACCAAAAGATCAAGGAAGGTCGGTGTTTCTTCCTGAATGAAGAAGGAGAGTTTGA